ACCGTCGGGGCCTCCTTGACCGCCCGATTGTTTTACTCTCTTCTTATTGTTAATTTTGCTTTTCGACATACTTATATTATTAAAATATTTATTCTGAATTGCTTTCGTCTAAATTATTAATAAAAGGAATTGATGTAGAATTACATATTTTTTTCAATTCTTTATCATTAATACAATCAATATCACAACCATACTCTTTAATTATTTTTGCAAAAAAATATTGTTTATCTTCTTTTTCTTTAAAATCTGGATTTTTATCCAACCATTCTTTAACCAATTTAAAATGATTTTTATTTAAATTTTTCAATGCATTCTTTAATTTACTTTTATCACCGTCTTTATTCCAATTATTGTTATCTTTAATATATAATATTTCATTTTTATTATCACTACAATGAAGTGGACGTTCATAAATACTTAATTTATTCATATTTTCAATGAAAATATTTGCTATTCCACGATTTAATCCACCATTTTTTGTTAAATCTATATTTTTTAAATTAAGTTCTATTTTATTTATAAAATCATTCATATTAATAGCATCTTTACATTTTTCATTTAAAAATATATTAATATTAAATTCTTGCTTAACTGTATTATTATATGTATTATTAATAGTATTATTACCTATTTTTGGTAAAATTTCTCCCAACTGTTTTTGCTGTTCAAGCAATTGTTTTTGTTGTTGAATTAATAAACTTTTAATATCTTTATTTTCATTTAATAAATTATTAATTTCTTCACCAGTTATATTTTTTTTAGATATGGTTAAATCATCTATATTATTACATAAATTATTATCTAATTGTATTAAAAATAAGCATTTTTTGCGATGATTAAATAAGCTTTGCTTATGTTTATATAATTTTCCACATTCACAGACGTATTCTGATGCGGCGTTTTTTGGCGTTTTTTGGTAAGTATCGGTCAGTATTTTGTGTTTACGTGTCAAAATATGTCTATCAAATTCACTTTGTTTGCTGCATTCAAATAAGCATTTTTCACAAAAAAAATTTTGGCGTTTTTTGGCGTTTTTTCGGTCAGTCATCGGTAAGTATTTTATTTTATATAATATTTTAATTTTTAATATTTTTAAAAAAATATAAAATTTCATTTTTTTAGTTTTTTTAGTTTTATTACGTTATTACATAATAAATTTTAAAAAATTGAAAAATCGATTTTTAAAAAAAACAAAAAAATAATTTGTAAAAAAATTTTGAGAATTTCAATAAAAAATCTTATATTTTCATATTTTTCAAATTTTTTTTTTTTTTATTTTTTTTTTTACATTTTTCAAATTTTCTTTTTTGTTATCATTTATGATAATACAACCAAAAAACCCCAAAAATGGCATTTTTTTAAATCAAATTCGCAATAAAATTTTAAATTGCGAATTTATATTAAATATAATATAATTATATTATAATTAATGAAAATTTTATCATTAAAAGAAATAATTTACATATTAATAAATTGTTCATTTTTGTTGTTTATTTTAGTGTCTTTAGGTATAACAAAATTTGCTCCAAAATATTTATTTTTTACGAGAGAATTTTTAAAGATATATATAGGACTTTTATTAATTACATTATGCAATCCAATAATAAAAATTAATGATTATAAAGATATTTTAGATAATAAAATCCTATTCAATATAGGATTGTTGCTTATTTTATCGTCTGTATTTTATTCAAGTATAGAATATAACATGCGAGAATTATTAAAATTATAATTTAACTAATATTTTATGGTTTTATGTTTATATAATTTTTTTTTTTTCGTATAATTCATATTATTTGTATCTTTTAAAAATTTGTTTATAACTCTCATAATATGACGTGAAACCATTTTTTCAATATTAGTTTCAACAGATGTTTTTAAATTTTTTTTTATATAGCTTTCATCTGTATTTTTCTTTATATGATCATAAAATTGTTTATATGTTTTATTATGCTCTTCAAACAAAAATTTATTATTATTATAAAATTTTTTACATAATTCACTATATTTAATATAATAATCGTATGGAGTTAAATTCATATATAAAACATTATCATGTATCATATGTTCATGAATTCTATCATCAAAGAAACAAATTTTAGTATTCTTGGGAAGTTCACTACATTTTAAAAAATCAGCGAGTGTTTTTTCATACGTAGTTCGACATGTTTCACATGGCTGATTATCAATTTTATATGCTCTAATTATTTTATCTATTACATTATATTGTATTTTATTATTAATATAATCTTTAATTAATTCTACCCAAAAAAAATCTCCATTATTATTAGTATAAATAATTACATTACTACATAAATTATTTATCTTTTTTTGTTTAATATTATTAAAAATATTAATCATGTTTGGTCTTAAAAACAGTATATTATTATCTAAAATACTATAAAAATATTTATTATCTATATTTTTATTAAAAAATAAATTTATTAAATACCAAAATTTATATAATTGTGTAAATGATCCGATGGTTTCATCAAGATCAAATATGATAACTTTTTTATCCTTTTTCATATTTTATATCTATAAATATTATTTTTTGTAAATAATATTTATTATTTATTATATATTATATATTTTATATTTATAAAATATAATATACATATTTTAAGAATGAAATTATATAAGAAAGATTATGAAAATATTTTAAATTATTATAATGAGTCTTTTAATCAAGATAATACTGTAAAAGAATTAAAAAAAAAAGTAGAAAATATAATTGCAAATAAACTATGTAGATGTATAAAAAAAGTAAATAACAGAATAAAAGACAATGATTATACAATTGCTATATGTAAGAATAGTGTATTAACAAAAAAAAATTTAAAAATAAAAGGATTTAATTGTAAAAAAAAAATAACATTAAAATATGATAAAAAACAAAATTGTCTATTTAAAAAAACAAAAAATCTTACATTAAAAATAAAAAAAAATTAATCACAAATATAATCCAATGCTTTTATTATTAAACATTCTTCGTCTGATAATTTTTTAAATATTAAATATTTATGAAAATAAATTGTAAAATATGTATTTTTATATGTTTTTAATGTAATAAGAATACCATTATTATTAACGTTTATATTACATACAATATAATTACCCGATAATAATATTTTTTCTGGATTTTCTATATTAATATATTTAATAGAATGACCAATTTTAATATCATTAATAGAATCTATATAAATATAATTTTTTAATGATTTATTATATATTTTTAGCATATTTCCACTTATTTGTAATCTTTGTAGATTGTCATTTATAGTTTTTTTTATTTTTTTACTATTAGTATCTATAACATTTACATTGGCATCGTTTTCTAAAGCAGAGACTAATTCTTCTAAATTCATATTAGTATAATTTTTATATAATATAAAATAAATTATTTTAATATTATGATTATTTATATTATTTATATTATTAGATTTTTTATAATAATATAAATTTATTCAAATTATTAGATTTTAAATTTTTTATTTTATTTGTTTATTTGTTTATTTGTTTATTTGTATTTGTATTATTTTTATTATAAATAAATAAACTACGCGCACTTGCATCTTTTGCATTAATAAATTTAGGCATCCAAAAATATGGAATAACATGATCACAATGTTTAAAATTCAAATTAAATAAATATCTATAATAACTCTGTTCTATTGTCTCTGGTATATTATTACAATCGGTTTTATTTAGATATTCTTTTCGTGTATTGGTAATTTTATTTAATAAATCATCATCATTTAATGTAGTTAATTTATCATTTATAATTTCATACCAAGATTTATTTAATCCACTTACACCATCACTAAACGCTTCTTTTGTTCTCCATAATATTTTATCTGGTAACAAATTGGGTTCGACATGTGAAAATGATTTTCTAATTATATATTTCTCGCATTGTTCCGTAGTTGTTTTATATCTTAGTGATTTACTTATAGATAAATAATAATTTACCCAGTCTTTATCTAAAAATGGTGTTCTTGCTTCTAATCCATTTGATGATATAGATCGATCGCTTCTTAATACATCAAATATATGAATATCTGATAAAAGTCTTCTACATTCTTCATGAAATGATTCTTCATCAGGTGCATATTTGAAATATAAATATCCACCCATTAATTCATCTGCACCATCTCCATTAAAAATAACTTTACAATCGGACATTTCGCTAATATACTTGGCAATTAAATAATTACCCACACTTGCTCTAACTGTTGTAGTATCATATGATTCTATTTTATGTATAACTTCTGGTATAGCATTAAAAAAATCATCCTCGGTTAAAATAATTTCGTGATGATCACTATCAATATGATTAGCTACAATTTTAGCATATTTTAAATCTTCAGAATTAGGTAATCCAATACTAAAAGTTTTCAATTTTTCATTTGTAAGAGATGAATTTTTTAGTTCTTTAGATACTAATGCAGCAATTAAACTACTATCTAATCCTCCTGATAATAAACATGCTACTGGTCTATCTGTTGTACCAATTATTCGTTTTTTAACGGCATTTTTTAATTTACTTACAATCATAGAATACATATTATCATAATCTATTTCAAGAGGTAACGTATTATAATATCTTTTTATTTCGGTTTTATAGCAACAATCAGTTTGTACATTTGAAATAGTTAAATAATTTCCTGGTAAAAATGATTTTATATTATTTTTTGACTTTGTTAATTCATAAATTGATTTTATTTCACTTGCAAAACCATATATATTATCTTCATTATAAAAATATAATGGTCTTACACCATATGGATCTCTTGCAACATAAAATTCGTCGTATGTTTTATCATATAAAAGAAAAGCAAATACTCCATCTAATAACTGTAGTGTATATTCTATTCCATATAATTTATATAAATGAATTATAATTTCACAATCAGATTGTGTAGTTAAATTTATAAGGTTGTTTTTAGCTAATTCTTTAAAATTATAAATTTCTCCATTACATATTAAAATACAATTATTTATTTCAAATGGTTGATTAGATTTATCATTTAATCCATTAATTGCTAATCTATGAAATCCAAAAAAAATATTATTTATTTCTTTAGTTATTGAAAATTCAGGTCCTCTATTTTTTCCATTATTGAAACATTTATATATAGTTTGTCTATTTATTGTTTTATAATTTACTAATCCAAAAATACCACACATATTAGTATTTATATTGTCAATATCTTTAACCTTTTTTTGTTTTAATTTTATAATAAAATAGTTTACTTTATATCTAATATATTTATTTATCTTTAATCGAATAATTATTTTTTTTATAAATTATAAAATAATTTATATATATTATTTAATAATGAAAAATACAGTTGAATTTAATAATTTAGATAATACAATGAATGATAATATATATAATAGAAATTTACCATCTAAAAATTTAGAGTATAATTTTTCAAATATACCTTTAGGAACAAGATATACAAAATATTTAATTAATAATGATTATAATTTTCAAATAAACAATGCAATGGTATATGATAATGAACATGTTTTTTTTCCGGGTACATCTAAACCACATTTCAGTGGATTTACTACTAATGTAGATAAAGAATCAATCTTACGAAATCAAGTTTATCCATTAATGAAATCAGATCTTCATTTATGGTCTCCTTCCTCGTCTAGTAATTTATATAATGAAAGTGAAAATATAAATAATGAAATGAATTCATTATTATTTAAAAAAAATACATTTAATGAATTTAATCCAAATTATAATAATAAAATTGGTAAAGATTTATTTAATAATTCAACACGTATACAATTAAAAAACTTATAAATAATTGATTTACTTTTTAATAATTCAATTATTTAATACTTAAATAATGCAATTTATTTTATTTTTTGCAATACAATAAATATTTATTAATAAATTATAATCATAATTTAAATAAAGATGAATGATTTATTATCTAAAATTAATCAAAATGATATGAATTTGATTAACAAACGATTTTTAAAAAATAGCGATATTGAATCTAATGAGATTACAAATTTAAAAACAGATTTTATGGATCATAAAATAGAAATAAAAGATACTATAAATAAACTTTATAAAAATTATTTAGATTTATCTAATAACTTTCAATACAATAAAGATGAAGAAATATACATTTATTATTTTAATATGTTTATTAAAAAACTTATAATAAATATTAAATTAAATCAGAGAAATAATTATATACAAAACGAACTTAGTTTATATTCTAATACCATAAATGATATTAGTACAAATATTATACCTAAAATTAGTGAAACTAATGAAAATTATACTGATATTAGTAACAATTTTGTAAATAATTTAGACAAACGAACATTTGTTTTCAAAGATACTAAAAATAATACTATACATAACTTTGTTCAACTTGATAAGCATAAGCCTAAAATATTACCGAAAAAAATTAATTTAAATAAATAAATGTTTTTTATTATTAATTTATAATTATATATATAATGAAATCTGAAACAAAAAAAAAAATTAATAAAAAAAAATATACACGCAAAAAATTTTATAAATTAAAATGTGCTCCATTACAGAAAAATATCGTAGATTATAAATTAAAAGATTTATCATGTTATACAAATGCAACTATCTTTTATATAAGAGATAAATTTAATAAAGAAAATCCAAAAAATAAAATAATTTCGAATGATCCATTAAAAATATGGAAAGCTCTAAAAAAAATCAACAAAGATTGTACAAATGAAAAATGTTGGTTAATTAAGAATAACATTAATGATATTAATATTTTAGATATATTTAGACCAAAATCACCAAAAATATGGAAAAAAAATCCCTATGCATGGCTAAGTAGTGATGATATAATTAAAGTAATGAATCAATATGAAAAAAAATATAAAAATTTTAAATTTATAGGTCCGTCACCTATTGATTTTCAAGATAAAAAATTATATGGCAATTGTGTATGGGAAGAATTATGTAATTTTAGTATTATAAATCAAATAAATAATAAAAAGTATAAAATTGGAATTATACTAAATTTAGATCCACATTACAAAAGCGGATCACACTGGGTTGCTATATTTATAGATATTAAAAAAGAATTTATATTATATTTTGATAGTAACGGTACTAGACCAAATAAACGCGTACAAAAATTTATTAATAAAATATTAGATCAAGCAAATAAATATAAAATAAAACTTAATTATTATAACAATGCTAATATTGAACATCAAAAAAAAGATGGACAATGTGGTATGTATTGTTTATATATTATTATAAAATTATTACGTGAAGATATAAATCCAAATGATATCAAAAATTATAGAATAACAGATGAAGAAATGAAAGATTATAGAAATATTTATTTTAATTTATAATATAAATAAATCATATTTATAATATTATATAATGAATAACATTTCCAGCAATGAAAATAAAGAACTATTATGGAATCTATTATATGAAAATAATTTTTTTAAAGATATACCCAATAAAAAAACAGAAGACGTTAAGAAAATATTTGAAGAATGTATTATAAACACAGAGTCTAATATTATTAAAGAAAATTATAACATAATTGAAGTTAATAAATTAATTTTAAAAGATATTATTAATAAAATAAAATCATTAAAAAAAAATAATATAACAACAGAATATGAATTATTAGAACAGGATTTTAATAATTATAATAATTTAAAAAAACCAAAAAATATTGATTTTTCTGATAAAATAGAAGAAATAGATATTTCAAATATACAAGATATTAATGTTTTATTAGAAAATTTACAATCTGAAAGAGAAAATAATATTTTTGATTTAAATAATATCGATATATCTCATAATAATATGGATATATCTAATAATAATATCTCATTTAGCAATAATAATTATCAAATAAATAATTTATTAAAAGAACAAAATTTTTTAAATCAAGAATATAAATATGAAAACGTCATAAATTTTTATAACAAATTTCATACTAAATTTGAATATATTACAAGAAAAATAGAAGATTTAGATAAAAAAATAGAAAATTTAGATAATAAACAAACTACTATAATAAATTTATTAAATAAAAAAAATTAAAAAAAATAATTTATACATTTTTATAATAAATTATTTTTAAGATATAATTTTTTTAATTTATACGTTGCGTTTTTTTTCCGCCTTTATTTTTTTTTTTACGTACAGTCTTTTTTAATGAGTCATTTCTACCACCCGTACCCGTAGCCGTAGCCGGAGCCGGAGCCGGAGCCGGAGTGTTATCTTTAGCCTGTAATAACTTCAACCCCTGCGTTATCATTTTTTCTGTTTCTTCACTCATTTCTTCTATAACTTTTCCTTCTAAAAATTTTTTAGTTGCAAATCGGTCACACCATGTTGAGTGATCATCCAGTAATGAATGTGTAGTTTTTAATTTATTCGATATTATATTATCTTCCGTTTTTTTAAATCTTAAATTGTTAACGTTTTCTAAAGATAAATAATAGTGACTAATATATTCATTATGTTCTTTTCTGTCATATTCTTTGTTGTTATATTCTTTGTCTTGTGCAATTTTTTGAATAGTATGATTTAATGTTGAAGTTATTTTTGAAATTATCCTATCATTCATTTCTACTCCTACACTGGCTAGATCTTGTATTAATTTAATCACAATATTTTCATATCGATATAAAAAATTTGCTAACTTGTCTGTTTCAATATATTTAGGGAAGAGGTCTTCATATCTTTTATCATCTTTCATTTC